TAGCTTGTTCTTGTGCATCAGCCATGATGTTTCCTCCTTAATATAAATGCAGAATATCTTCTGGTTTACTTATTGTTGCGATGATTTCATCATCGTTCAAAATACGGTGTTCGCCATATTTTGTTTTAAATCTAGATCCAGCATATCTTCCGTAAATTACAAACTGTCCTTTTTTACACCATGCACCAGATGGAAATTTTTCTTTGTCTTTGTAACAAAGATCACCCATCTCAACAACTAAACCTACAACAGTTGTCATCTGAATAGTTTCGCTTGATGTATCAGTAAGAATAATTCCACCTTTAGTTTTTTTAGGACCAGCATAAGGTCTTACTAAAAGTCTATATCCAACAGGTTTTGGAATTAATGATAGATATTTTTTAATACCCTCTGGATCAGTAGGTATAGCTGTTTCTTTCGAATCAGGTGCAGCCTCACCATTTTTTTTGACCCCAATAATTGGGTCAGGTGTTATTATCGACATCGACATTCTCCTCGTTTCTCTGCAGGTCTTTAAGATCCTGTAGCAGTGTTTCTAAAGCACTGAGTTTCCCTCTAGAATACTGTAGGTTGTCGATTGTGTCTACATGGTACACCAAATCCTCTTTTACCTTGTCTATCTGTTTTTTGATGTAATGTCTTATTGATTGGAGTGTGTCTAAATCAAGATTCATTTTTTTCTAAAAGACACTTATTTTGACCCTCTTCTTTGACCAAAAAGCCAAATAATGTAAGTGTTTCATTAATTAATCTTTGATTGTATTTCGTGTAATCATCAAAGACAAATCTTGTATGAGGAGCTGATCTATTTGCAAACCAAATGGCTTCTGTCAAAACATCTTTAGACATATGTGGTCCGTCGAAATGAACAAAAGCAAAATTTGAATGTCTATGTTCAGACTCATTCATAAATTTTGTATCCGTCATATTGCAAAGAACGAATTTACCTTCGTTACGATAAGGTTTGAAATCGTATAACATCGTATCTCTCATCTCATCTGTGTAATCGCAAGTGTAAGAACCAGTGTTATCGTAATGTTGATAATTTAAATTACCGTAAGGATCAACACCCACATGGATATAATTATTAACGACATTGTCCATAATAATCTTAGACCCAAGTCCCTCACGAACTCCGATCTCACAAGATTTATAACCTTGACAATCAAAGCCATTAGACCATTTGGCAAGTAATTCATAATCTGAACTGTCTCCTCTAATCACAGATCAGTTATATCTATTTTTTTCTGTTTGTAAAGATTTGAGTTCCCTTTATTCCATAAATCGACGCAACGACAAGAATCCACAAGTTTGTGAACCAGGAAGGAAGCTGCGAGAACATGTCAAAGAACAATTTAACTTTGTCCATAGCTGATGGATCATCTGATATGACTGCCCAAGCAAGCACCACTACAGGCAAACTTAAAATTATGAGGACTGCCTCGTCTTTCCAGTCTGATTGTCTAGCTTCTAGTAATTTTCCTTGATAGGCTTCTTCGCCTCTTGCCATCTTTTCAGCATGCATCAGTTGTGCATCTGACATCGCTTGTTTTGTCTTTTGACGGTTGGAGTAAATATGGGCTCCTGTTTTCACCGCCATCCCTAATAGATTGAACCATGCCATAATATTTTTCCTGTCTTCTTTTACCTAGATAAGGTAACATTTTATGTATTACTTTTAAAGCCCCAACCCCTGTTACTCTCCATCTGTATGTTTGGTGATTATTGTCCCTAATCGAAGGTGCACAAACGCTACCAATTTGAAAATATTCTATAAACTTTTCAATTATATCCTCATCTACCATTTCTATGGTAGCTTCTACAACGTATCTTGTTTTACCGCTTTTATACTTACCGTTTTTGTGGTTTCCAAAATGACCCTCACCTTCAAATATTCCTGATAATAAAATTAATTTTTCTTTTTTCGAAAGAAATGTCCACATCTATAAAAGATCTTTAATGTAGTCTTTACCTTTATTGATTTCTATTTCACCACCTGTAGATTTACCAGGTACTGATTTAGGACCCATATCCTCTTCTCTAAGCATTCTTAAAACCATACTTATGTTAGATTCCATAGACATGTTTGGATCATATTCTGACTGAAATAATTTATCAAACCTTTCCTGTTTTGCAGGATTATTTCCTAAAACTTTTTTTGCTGTATCACTTGGCATTCATATTCTTGCATGTTGGACAACCCTTTTTAAATTTCATATGTTTCCAACAAGGCACCTTTACTATTTCTTTTTTAACCTCTTGTTGCAGCACTACAGGTTGTTTTTTTGGTTTGAATAAATTTTTTATCCACTTCCACATTAAAAAACTCCTCTAAAGTTAAATCCTTTTACTTGAATTGATTTAGTTCCTCTTGTATCAACACATTCACTACAACACGCATCACCGCCAACCTTTAATTTTACAGGTGGCACTTGTGAGTTGGGACCTTTTTTAGGTGGGGTAGTCTTTGTTAATTTTTTGTTTTTTATCATAATAAATCTTTATCTACATTTGATGATATCACAACTTCTCCTCCGTCGTCATATGATCTAAACCCTGAAAGAAAATTATTTCTTGGTTTTGCTGCTGGTTTATATACTTCAGGAGCTTTACATGGAGGCGATGAACCATCTGCACAACCCCCTGTTGGTTTTGGTATTGAACTTCCTTCGCCTTCTGCAGTTCCTGTATTTTTTTGACCTGTAGTAAGCATCTCTCCACCAAGAAGATCATTCTTTCTTGCATCAACTAAATTTTTTTGATTGTAAAGAGATGTCGATAAAGCATTAAACCCTACTGCCAATGGACCAATAGCAGGAACTTGCATAGGACCTTTTCTTACAGTCACGGGAGGAACATTTTTTCCTCCTACATTTCCTCCGTTATTTCCTGGACCTTTTACTCCACTGTCGAAGCCGACTTTACCAGACATTCCCATTCCAGCATCACGTGCTGTAGCTTCTTTTCCGTAATCACCTTTTGAAGCATCCATACCACCTTTAGCTTTAACAACATTTCTAAGTTTACCTGAATTTTCCATTGCATAGAAAACTGATTGGCCTTTTTTCTTACCATACTGCTTTTCCATAGCAGCTTTTATTTTTTTACCTTTGCTGTTTAGGGGCATTCTGTTTCTCCTTAGCAATATCTATTTTTTCTTCTGCAATTCTAATTCTCTCTTCCGCTTGATCTTCTGCAGATTCTAATTTCATCTTATCTAAATCTAATCTATCTTCAAATTCCATAGACTTACGTTCTTGCTCCATCATATTCTCTTGAGCTTTTCTTTGCATGTCCATAGCTCTTAAATCTAGCTCTCTTTGTTTTAATTGAATTAGTGGATCACCTTTTTGACCCATAGCTTCTTCTTGTGCAAGCTGTGTTGTAATCTCAGCAACTCTTTTTGCTACCATTGAATCAAATAAAATCTTAAATCCTTCTGGATCAGCTTGTGCTTGTTGTGATAATTCTGGATTATTCTGTACCATATCTCCAATTTCACCATGAGCTTGTAGTGCTATGTGATCAGATATGTGACCTTGCATTAAAGCGTACACCATAGGGTTAATTTGCACCATTCTTGTTGCCATAAACGCTCTGTGAGCAGTTATATGTGCTTGGTGATCTTGTTGTGGGAAAGCTTTTAACATTTGCATCTGTAATGCCTTAGCGTTTTCGGTTGCAGGGTCTTGTGGAACGATTTGAGGCTCTGGTTTTAGTATTGCATCAATATTTTTTGTACCTAATGCTTCGTAAACTCTTCTGTAAGCCTCTCTAAGGTTGTGCATCTGTGGATTTGATGCTGCAATCTTTAAATTTTCGTTTGCTAACGTCACTCTTTGTGACATTGAGAAGATATTTGGGTCTGCAACAGGTATTACGTCTACTCTGTCGTCAAAATCTTGTAGTTTTACAAATCTATCTGCGTTTGTAACAGCATAAGGGTACACTGGAGGCAGATAATCAGCAAAAACTTTTGCTAAAAGTCTAAATTCTTGTCTCATTGCATAGTAACAACGCTTATGAATAGCACTCATGACCCTCGAACCACGTTCTAATAGTGCAATTGTAGTTCCAACAGCTCTATTTTGTGCATCTTCACCCATTTGCATGTCTGCAATCGCTGCAAAACGCTGTCCAGCTTGTACAACAAAACCTAAAAGTCGAAATAAAGTTGCACTCGGCTCTTTGAAAGGTAGAATTTGGAACTGATCACGTATATTTCCTCCTGGTGCATCAACATCTCTGAACTCTCCAGGCTGAAAAGGTTGGTCATCATCTCTAATTCTTATACCTCTAGACTTAAATCCAGCAGGTAAGTTCGCTAATGTACCTGCATCAAGCAATTGTCTTAATGCTTGAGTAGCAGATCTTGATAATCCACCAATCATATGTATTAAACCAAAGCCATAGAAACCTAAACCTGGTAAAAATTTGTAATGTACGAAGTATTCTTTTCTTGCCATCGTATCATCATCTTGATTATAGTTTCTGTAAATAGATAAAACTTCTCCTGAGCCTTCGTCAATTGAAACTATGTATGGTAACTTTACTTCTTTTTCTGCATTCTCTACTTCAAACTCGTTTAAGTTTAAATCGATATGCATTTCTAAAATATTATATTGATATTCTTTTTCACCTGCAGGTTTGACACCTTCAAGTTCGTTTAATTTATCTTGTATTGGACTTTTCTCAGCTTGTTTTGGTACAAGTTCTACATCTCTGTAGAATCCAGCTTTTTGTTGTTTAAGGACATCGTTCTCTGACATCTTAACAATATGTGTAATTCTCTCGCAATCTTTTAAATCAGTTGCATAGTATGGAACAATTAAATCTTCAGCGGGTACAAATTTAGCAACTGCTCTTTGTTTGATTTCATCATAATAAATTTTTTTAAATGCAGATCCTGCTAGTGGTAAATAAAATAATAATTGGTCTGTGTCTGGTGTGTATTCTTCCATTTGTTCCATCAACATATAGTTCATAAAATCTTGAACTCTTTCAGCTTGATGTGAAACTTCTTGAGTGTCTGCACCAACGACCTGTGTTCTTACAGGACCATCTGCAGGAAGTAATTCTTTATAAGCTTGTGCTTGAAATTGTGTTACAGCTTCAGATAGTAAAGGGTGTGTTACTCCACTTGCACCTTGAAACGGTCTAGTGTTATTTACATATTTAAATCCAAGTAAGTCTAAACCTTGAGTGTATGCTTGTTCCCAATCGGATCTTGAAACTTTATCTCGTTTGTAATCCTGAACAAGTTGAGCCGACATTCGACCAAGCGTACGCTCGTCCATGCCTTCAGCTAGGTTTCTATAAAAGTCTTCTTCAGTCTGTTCTTCTTCGGGTATCTGTTCTTCAGTACCTTCAACTTCTACGTCTACTTCTTCTGTCTCAACTTCTTCTTCAGGAAGTTCATTTTGTTTCTCTACTTCAGCCATTAGTATAATTTAGTTGGTTTTAAATTAACCATTTTTCCGCCTCTAGCTTTAACCATTTTTTGAACTGAACCACCTTTGTTCATATCATAAATACCTAAGCCAAAAGAATCTGACTCTCCAAGATTTTTACCAATATTTTGATAATAGTTAGTTACATTCTTTAATGGTTTCTTTTTTGGAAGTTGAACTGCTTTTTTAGTCACTTCTTTAGTTTTTCTATACTTTTCTCCGAGCTCTGATCCTCTACCTTTGTCTATATTATTTTCTTTAAAGGCTGTATTTTTTGCTCCAAACATGTCCATTGCTTTTGAAGCTCCAAATCCTAATAAACCAGCAGCCAAAGCTTTTTTAAGTTTTTTGCTTGCCATGATAATTATCTCCTATTTGTTATAACAGATTTATAATATCACGCAAATATATTTACGACTAGACCACCCGTGTTGTAAGCTTTGAAAGGCTTTGTGGCCATTTCTGGAGTGACTTTGATTGCATAAGCATCAAAATATAATCTTGAATCACCAGGTTGCATTTCAATCACATCGCCACCATATCTGCCTGAATAGTATTGCGCTTCATCAGAAGTTCTAAATGCAGCTACATGTTCCGTACCTGCTCTGTCAGGATTTAATCCAAATTCTCTTTTAGTGTCTACCTTATTCACTACTTTAAAGGGTTTGTTAGGATCTGATTTCGCAACAGGTATTGTCTTGACCTCTGAATTATATTGTTTAGCTAGTTTCTCCATAGCTGATGGAAGCGTTGCTGTTTTCTTAGGATCTGTATCTGCAGGAATCTCATTATTATTTTTATCTTTTCTAACAACACCTTGTTGTTTCCCGTAGTTTTTAAATCCTGCTTTACCAAATCTATTGCCATAAAATTCTGCATCCCCTAAAAATTTTGTTCTTTTAGCATGGTGTAAATTTTCAATTGGTGATATTGCAACCCAATCTATACCTCTATCGGCTGCATCTTTAATTTGATTTTTGATTGCATGTGCACCCCAGTTTTCTTTACCATGTAAAGGTAAGAAAGGAATGCCGTCCCCTGCTTGTTGTTTAGTAATGTTTGCAAGATTCATTGAGTTCTTTTTAAGTTCATCAAAGTCTGAAGATAGTTTTCTAAACCTGTCCATATCTTCTCTTGTTTTGTTAATACCTTTTCTTGAAATATTGGTCATCTCATTTACAATTTTTTCTAACTTTCTATTAGCTGAAAAGAATTCAACTTCATTACCAAATGCATTTATTACTTTATCTCTTTCAGGATTAACTTTTCTTAAATGTTGGTGATAGTCAGATTGTATTTCATCAATCAACATAACCCTTTGATTTTGATTTGTACCTCCTGATCTTATACTTCCTCTCGTGTGATAGATTTGATTTGGTATTGGACTTGTATCACCATAGTCACTAGTATAATGTTTTTGATAATCTGATCTTAGTCTTTGACCCATAGGTAATTGTTTTGGATAGTACACAACGTTTTCAAAATATTCATCACCCCCTTTAATTCTGTATTCACCATAAGAACCATATTTAGGTAAAAACTTTTGAGACTTTTGTAAGCCAAACAATCTTGTCATCTCAACATCTTTTGCTTTTGCAAGATCAGTTAGTCTATTCACTTCACCCATGTCCACAGAGATTCCAAGTCTTTGTGCTTTCTCTGCTATGTTTTTATAAGCTTGTATATCACTTGTAAAAACAGTATTCACATCATCAAAGTCACTTGTATCAACTACTCTGTATTGATTTGTTAATCTTGCATTTGTTTTGAGTATAGATTTTTGTGTTGCGTTAATATCAGATACTAATTCATCTAATTGCATGTTCTCTGCATCAGGGCCAGATTTAGCTATCGCTCTTGTTTTAATATCACCTAGACCATTTCTTAATTCTCTACCAATATCTTCTGCATCATCGACAAGCTTAGTATTAGTTCCAAGTTTTCTCATTTTTAAATTATTAACAGGAGCCTTTTCTACAATGTATAAAAGATCCATCTTTGTAAGAGGTATGTCTTTTTCCTGAGCAAGTTTTAAAAAACCACCGACAGGTTCACCTTGTTTATTTAGTTGTAATAAGTTCGAATCCCACAGTTCTTCTTTCTTAACTGCTTGGTTAATATTTTTAAATTCAGGATTACCTGACTTAAAAGATCCAGGACCACCTGATTTAAAATCTTTGATCCACTCACTTGCTTTTCTTGCACCTGCAATCGGGTGTCTTGCAATGTAGTCGAAGAGTGATGAACCAATCCTGTTTGTCTTACCCCCTCTGGATAATGGTTGTTGGAAAGCTAATTTTTTTAATTCATTAGATTTTTGAATTGCTTCTTGTCTAATTTGTTCTTGTTGAGATATCTGAGGTCTCATCATCTCACGACCTCTATCCATCTTAGTCGGAGTAATGGTTAGTATCTCATCTACCTCATCAACTGGTTCCTTGATCCGTGAAGCGTCTATCTTTGGTTTTCTAAGACTAGATATTTTATTTAAGACTCTACCGATAGGAGTTCTAAGAGCCACGGCTCCTGCACCAGTCAGTGCAATCGCACCTAATCCTTTTCATGCACTTGGGTCGTACGGTTCAGAATAAATAGAATCAGTATCTCCAGGGACTGAAGACGTCTTTTGATCTTCAAAGCTACCTGATTCAATT